CTCGTCCGCGAGCACCCGACAGATGTGCTGTCCATGGTGGATCCCAGACGCGAAAATGAGACACGCTCGTCGATCGGCGGTGGCTTCGACGATTTCGCGGCAAGCGGCCCGGACCAGTTCATCCTGATCCATGGCTGCCTCCGCCTCGTCGGCGACAAATTCCCCGCCACGCACACTGACCTGACTCAAATCAGCCTTGAGAGTCCCTGCGCGACTGATCAGGTGACTCAAGAACCCATCCCGGATCAATTCTCGGATTCCAATCTCGTAGCAAATCTCCGTCAGCAATTGGTCAGGTCCGCAGATGAGTCCCGATTTCATGCGAAACGGAGTGGCGGTCAGTCCGATCAATCGAATCTGGGGATTGACCTGGCGGGCATCTGCCAGGAACTGCCGGTACATCCCCTCGCCATCCGGAGGGATCCAGTGGCACTCGTCAACGATGACGATATCGAACCGTCCGAGTTCACAAGCCTTCTGATACACCGACTGAATCCCGGCGACGACAACCGGCGTGTCGGTGTCACGTCGCTTGAGTCCGGCGGAATACAGGCCCACACGAAGCTGTGGAGCCAGACGCCGCAGTTTGTCGGCATTCTGCTCCAGCAGCTCCTTGACGTGGGCCAGGACCAACACCCGGCCATTCCACTGAAGCACGGCATCACTGGCGATCTTGGCACTCAAGATCGCTTTGCCTGAACCGGTCGGCGAGACGACGACGGGATTCCCATCTCGGTCCCGGAGATAACGGTAGACCGCAGCGATCGCTGCTTGTTGGTAAGGACGAAGTTCCATGGGCCGCAGTCGGATTCACGGATTGGGGATACGGACGAGTGCGGATTGTCTGTCATCGTCACGACGAATCATCAAGTGTTGGCTCTTGCACTCGAGGTTCCCGCGGTCGATCCAGGTGATCGGGGCAAACATGGCTGTGGCCTGGTTGCAGACATCGACGACAGTACGGATCTCGCCGATCCCCCACGTACCGTTCCGTGTCACGCCCGCAACGACGACAGCACACGCGCTCACGCGGACGGCGTTGGCGGGACATCGGAGTCAGCCTCGGGAGGGGGAGTGAATCGTTGAAGGCGCACAATGGCCAAGCCACCGGGGACGGGTTGGTGCATCCAGGTGTCGAGGTGTTTGATCTGGCTGTCGTCGATGTAGGCCCCACCGTGCTGGAGGGAGTCCATCAACGCCTTTTGTGCGTTGTCGCAATCACGGCGTCGGCGATCGGGGGGATACAAATCCAGCCGCAATTCCAGTGGTCCTACGAGGGGACGAATCCCCTGGCTGGCCAAAATGTTCGCCACCTGCTGTCTGTACAGGCGGCCCCCACGGCTGAGCAGCACGCGTGGGCCGACATGTCGCCACAAGTGATTGAGTGAAGGTGGAAACGGAATTCGAAGCACGAGCACGACCTATCTCCGCCAGGGTGGAGTGGACGGCATGGTCGAGGCCTGAGGTGCTTGGGCGACCGGGGCTGCCCGGGGAGCGTAACCCCGGATCTCATTGGAGATCGTGCCATCGTCTTTGCGTCGCTTGCATTTGACGGTGACCAAGAGCGGAAGATTGTGGAGCTCGACAGAGTCGCGGGGTTGCAGAACCCCAACCGCCCGGCACAGGCTGCCCAGCTCCGCCTGCGCGATCTGCACCGCGGTGGGATTGGAGTTTTGCAGGTTGAACCGCGCCCACAACGATCGCCCTTGATGAGGACCGTCGAGCACAGACATCTTCAGCTCCAGAAAGCTGCCGGTCCCTGATTTGGTCGACTTCATTTCACTGTCGACAATGACCGCGACATAGGTCCCCTCCGGAAGGGGATCGCGATCGGGGACTGGCTCCACTTTGTTCGCATCAAAACCGGTCAAATCAGCCATGGTTGAGAACTCCCGAAACTGAGGTTGAGGACGAGGACTGGTGGCGGACGATCCCCGCCAACAGGGTGGGCCAGTCCAAGGGGATTTCGGCGTCCAGGCCGTAGCGGTTTTTCGCCACGCAGGAGGGGCCGCCGATGGTTTTCAGGATTCGTTCACCCCCGTCTTTTCCGATGGCGTGGGCGGTCGTCCTTTTGCGGTTGAAACCCGCCTCTTCGGTCTGTGTGCGAAACTTGCGGGTGGCAAACAGCACGGCGTCCGCCCATTCGACAAAGAGCGACGAGGCGTGCTTGTGGAGTCGGGGAGAATATCGGTCGTAGGGTGTGGACTCGGGATCCTCGAATTTCTCGATCTTGGCGTGAGCGATCAGCAACACGAGCATGCCCCGGTCCCGATGCAAGTCCGTGAGTTGATCGATGACTCCCCTCCAACTGGTGAGAGCGTGGACATATCCCTTGCCGTATCCACCATCCACTTTTTCAATGGAGGAGACCCCGTACTTTTGGCAAAGGTCATCCCAAATCAGCCGCTCCAGCCAGTCGAGCGAATCAATGACCACACTCGAGTAGTCATGTGGCTCCGACGCCAACGCATGCAGTCCCTGTGTGACATCATCCAGCGACTTGGCCAGAGGCAGTCGATGGCAGTCGATTTCATTCAGGCCATCCTCCGTAGGGATGAAAATGGCACCGGGAGCACTGGCAGCCAGACTGCTCTTTCCGGTTCCCTCACTGCCGTAGATCAGCAGTCGGGGCGGGACTGGTGCCTTTCCCCGCTGGACTTGTGACAACAAACTCATCGCCAGGAACTCCTCACGAAATGGGAAATACCACCGTGACCACGGACGCAGGCGTCCCTGCCTCCGTCCGCTGGTCACCAGATGCCTCAAGGAGAATTCCCCCGGAGAGGGAGACACAGGCTGGACTCCGCCTCCTGCCGAGCCCGCAGACCACCCCTCTCCGGGGTAGGAAATGGATTTCAGACCAGCTCGAGTGGCCGAACCTCCTCGTAGCCCGTAGGCCAGTGTTCGTCAGCCAGGCAGGCCTGCAGCCGCGCGATGGCGGCCTGGTTCTCCCGCTGTGCGGCGGCGAGCGCCTCGGGACTCACTCGCCAGACGCCACAGCGATAAGGTTCTTTCTTCTCGACCGCGATGATGTGGACTGGCAAAAAAGTGTTGGTGCGAAAGGCCAGAACGGCCCGATAAAAAGCCATTTGATGGACGTACCCATACCGCCTGGCATCCGCTTCAAACCAGGTCAGATCATCGCAGGTCTTGAGGTCGACGATCCCCACCTGTTCGTCAAACCAATCCATCCGAATTTGGCAGGGGAGATTACAGTAGTTGGCTCGTACGACCCCCTCCGGTTCACCGGTGACGAGGAGCTCCGCCGCGGCCGGGTGCATTCGCACCGCCTCAGTCATCCGAGTGATGATTTCGAATTGAGAATCCGTGATCACCGGCTTGCCGGCGGATTCGGCCCATTCCGCCCAGGCTTTGGTGTTCTGTCCGTAAGGAGCACCAGTCTTGGGGTTAACCGGTCCACCGACCGCGTAGTCCGCCTCGAATTGTTGCAACCCCTCGAGGATCAAGGTGTGGGCCGCCCGTCCCAGTTGAAAGGCAGGACGGTCGTCATCGGGGATCAGTCCCATCCGCTTGCGATGGTACAGCCGCGGACATTTGCGGAAGTCGGCCAACTGATGGCTCGACAGATGATCCTTCGCCTTGGCGTGGTAAGCCTTAGCTGGCTCGTGAATCAGGAAAGGTTGAGTGGTGGCAACCATCGGCAGTCTCCCAAAGTGAGGCTTAGTCCCTGTGGGGTATCGCCGCACTCAGATGCGGAACCGCGACACCTTGCG